CACCGAGGCCGGCTGGGATGACATGCAGCGCGCCTGCGACCGCATCGGCGGGTGTCCCACCGGGCATGCCGTCGTCACCACAGGGTTCCGGCTCAAAGCCAAGTACGTCATTCACACGGTCGGCCCGATTTATTCAGGCGCAACGAAAGACGCAGAACTCCTGCGCAGCGCCTATCGCAGCTGTCTGGAACGGGCAGAGGAACTGGGCCTGCACAGCATCGGGTTCTGCTCCATCAGTACTGGCATCTACGGCTATCCGCTGAATGAAGCAGTGAAGATTGCAGCGGATACCCTGCGCACCTTCCCCGCCAAGAGCCTGACCGACATCCGCGTCTACTGCTACGGCGAGCGCGAGTACCAGGCATTCACCAAAGAGCTCGGATAAACCTGTCACATTTGCCCCTAAAAACCATGATACGATGAACCCAGTAACTAACTGGGAGGGTCGATCATGGGCAGAGGGTCACTGGGAGCACAGCAGGGCATGCGGGCGGCTACCGCAACGCAAGCGGAGGAAGCCGCACTGCGGAACCACCCGGAAACAACCACCCACATTGCCGACCACGAGCTGACAGGTAAACAAAAACGCGCCTGGGTAAGAATGGCCTGCCCCGGACTGACCGATGCAGAACAGACAGCAGCGGTTAAAGCGCTGGAGCATTACTCAGAGCTGGGCTTCCACGCAATTCATAACAACAACCCCGACAACAGCCCAAAAGTAGCGAGAGAAATCGAGCTCATTGACCGGGTGCTGAGCGGAAAGAACGCCCCTATCTACAAGGGCGCAATTTACCGTGGAGTTAAATGGGGCAACGGCGAAAAAGCCCTAAAGAACCTAATATCAAATGGCACCTGGACCGAAAAGGGCGTCACCAGTATGTCCAGCAACCCAGAGGTAGCCCGTGAATTTTCAGGTTTAACTGCAAACCACGGCGATTTCATCTCCGTCATTCTCCGCGAGGCTCCGGGCAAAAACATTTCTGGTGTGCCTTTCAGACACCTGTCAAAGATTTCTAGTGAGCATGAGGTTTTACTGCCCTCCTCGATCAATCGTCGAGGATTCAGCATTAAAAAAGCCACCTGGACCAAGAACAACCACGGTGCCACGGTTGTCTACCTTGACGTTGAAGAAAACCTACGGAGGAAAAAGTAATGGATTTGTATAGACCTCTTTGCGAAATCAGCGATAATGATTTGCTTTCTCGCCTGAAAGCGCTGAGCGCACAAGGGATGACAGAAGACGAAATCGCCAAAACCCAAGAGGGGCAGGAGCGTTACTTCCGCTCGCTGACAGACATGCAGATTATCGACATTTGCAACCAGAAAATGAGCCAACCGGGGATGACGCTCTCTGACATTCCCGAATTCAGCGAGCGTGTACGTCGTCGCAACCTCCCCTATGAGGAGGCCTGTGCGCAGCTTTTCAACAAGCAGGAGGATGAAGAATGAACCACAAACCTACCCGTGCAGAGTTCGAAGCTAACGTGCGGATGAAGGGCGAGGGCCCCAGCAAAGCAGATCTTGCCAAGCTGTACCCGGATTTGTTCGGCTCCAAAACCAAGAAAAAGAAGCCCGCCGCAAAGGCTAAGAAGAAAACCAAATAAACCTGTCACATTCTCCACTCACCCGGATGGTATGATAATACCGCCGGGTGATTTTTCATTTTTGCGCCCTGCACCTCCGTTTTATGGCCCCGTGGTTTTCGGCCTCCCTTTCCCACGGGGCCGCTTTTTTATGCCCAAAAATCCCGTCACATTTGATGCTTGAAACCATGGTACGATAGAGGGAGAACCTATAAGCGGAGGACAAAACATGGAAGTTCAAACCTGGAAAATTGGTGACGTACACCCCTACAAGAACAACCCGTGCAACAACACCGCGGCAGTCAAGCCGGTAGCCAACAGCATCAAAGAATTTGGCTTTCAGCAGCCTATCGTAGTGGACAAGGACGGCGTGATCATCGTCGGGCACACCCGCTACAAGGCCGCCAAGATGCTCAAGCTGAAAGAGGTTCCGGTCGTGGTGGCGGCCAACCTTACCCCTGACCAGGTCAAGGCATACCGTGTGGCCGACAATTCCACCGGTGAGGTAGCGGTCTGGGACATTCCCCTGCTGAACGCAGAAATCCAGGGCCTGGACTATGACTTCGCCGATTTTGGCCTGAACGTTGCTGTACAGCAGGTGGACGGTGACGCCGAGGATGACGACTACGACATGGAGCTGCCGGAGGAGCCCACCTGCCGCGTTGGCGACATCTGGCAGCTGGGCAACCACCGCCTGATGGTCGGCGACAGCACCGACCCTCGGTACGTCAACGCGCTCATGGGCAGCGAACAGGCGGATCTGCTGGTCACCGACCCGCCCTACAACGTGGACTACGAGGGCAGCAACGGCAAGAAAATCCAGAACGACAGTATGGACGAAAGCCAGTTCCGGCAATTTCTGCTCCAGGCATATTGCTGCGCTTACGATGCCTGCCGCACCGGCGCAGCCGCGTACATCTTCCACGCAGACACCGAGGGCGAAGCCTTCCGTGCCATGTTCCGGGAGGCAGGCTGGGAGCTGCACGGCTGCCTGATCTGGGTCAAGAACAGCCTGGTGCTGGGCCGCGCCGACTACCAGTACCAGCACGAACCCTGCCTGTATGGCTGGAAGCCGGGTGCAGGCCATTACTTCATCAACGACCGCACCAACACCACTGTCATTGATGACGCCAAGCCGGAGGACCTCAAGAAGATGAAGAAAGAGGATCTGCTGGCATGGGCCACACGTGTGCAGGAATACCTGCAAAAGGAGCAGACGACCGTGCTGCGCTACGACAAGCCCGCCGCCAACAAAGAGCACCCCACCATGAAGCCGGTGCCCCTGGTCGGCCACCTCATCAAGAACAGCTCCAAGCCGGGACAAATCGTTCTGGACTTGTTCGGCGGCAGTGGCAGCACGCTGATCGCCTGCGAGCAGATGAACCGCCGCTGCTTTACGATGGAGTTTGACCCGCAGTACGCCGACGTCATCATCGACCGCTGGCAGCAGTTCACGGGCCGTGAGGCGGTCAAACTGAACTGATGCGACAAGTTACCCACAGAAACACTAAGACCCCACAGAACGCCGCTACGGAGGAGGTGTGAGCATTGCCGAAAAAACGCCCAAAGGCCGAGGACTGGACTGACCCCACGGGCCTTCTGCTCCTCCAGAGCTGGGCGCAGCAGGGGTTATCGCAGGAAGAAATCTGCACCAATATGGAACGTCTGCGCGGCGTGCCCATCGCCCCACGAACCCTGCGGCGCTGGATTGCCAAGTACCCGGCTACCATCGGGGATGCATTCAACAATGGTCGGGAAGCCTCCATCGCCATCGTGGAGAACGCGCTTTTTCAGAAAGCATCCAAGGGCGACCTGGGCGCGATCTGTTTTTATCTCAAAAATAAGTGCCCTGATCGCTGGAGTGAGCACCCAGAGCTGCGGGGCATGAGCGGAAAGGTGGTATTCATCGATGACATACCAGCAACGAAACCGCCGGACACTGCCGATCAGCAGCAATCCGGAGGTACGGCTGACCAGCCTGATCATTCCTGAGTACTACGCTGCCCACACCGCGGTATGGAGTGGCAATTACACCGAGTACCTAGGCGACGGCGGGCGTGGTTCGCTCAAGTCCACCTTTGCCGCAACCGAGCACATCCTGCTCATTATGCGGGTGCCGGACATCCACGGCATCGTCCTGCGTAAGGTTGCCAACACCATCGTGACCTCCGTCTGGCCGGAATACAACCGCGTCATTGACCGCATGGGCATCCGCCACCTCTGGAAGCAGACCAAGAAGCCCTACACCCTGGAGTACCTGCCCACCGGGCAGACCATCCAGTTCTACGGCCTGGACGACCCCGGCAAGCTGAAATCCCTGGCCGCACCGTTTGGCTACTTTGGCGTGGCCCACTTTGAGGAATTCGACCAGTACGACGGAGAGGAAGAAATCCGAAACGTCGAACAGTCTGTATTCCGCGGCGGCCCCTTCGCCTTTGCCTTCAAGACCTTCAACTCCCCTGCTATGGCCCGCCATTGGGTCAACCGCTACAAGCGGGAGCCCAAGCCCCGGCAGTTCCGGCATCATACCACCTACCTAACCACCCCCGCAGACTGGCTGGGTCCGAAGTTCTTTGACGAAGCCGAGGTCCTAAAACAGCGGGATCCCATCGCCTACGCGCATGAATACCTGGGCGAGGTGGTGGGGTGCGGCACACAGGTATTTGATAACCTGGAAATCCGGGAAATTTCGCGCGAAGAAATCTCGCAGTTTGACCGGACCTACTGCGGCCTGGACTGGGGCTGGTACCCGGACCCGAACCACTTCGGCGAGATGGCCTACAGCAGCCCCAAGCGGACCCTGTACATTTTTGCCGAGCACCGCGCCACCCGCGAAAAGGATGAAGACCTGGCCCGCGTTCTGGAACCGTGGAAGAACAAGGAAATCATTGCTGACAGCGCAGGCAACAAAAGCATTGCAACCCTGCGGGACCTGGGCTTTCGCGGTCTGCGCGGCTGCCATAAGTACAGCGCCCATGGCGGTACCAGCGTAACGGACGGCATGAAATGGCTGCAAAGCCGCGCCAAAATTGTCATTGACCCCGTGCGCTGCCCGCATACCGCGCGGGAATTCAGCGAGTACGAGTATCCCATCGATAAGAAAACCCAGGAAGTCCAAAACACCTACATCGACGCGGACAACCACAGCATCGACATGGTACGCTACGCCATGGAACCGATATGGCAGAAACGAGGAGTGCGAAACGCATGATTGACTTTAACCAGATTGAACAAGAGCTCGGCGTGCAGACCCTCATGACCGACAAGCAGCAGGCCGCCATCGAGAACTGGTACCGCGTGGCCATCAAGGGAGAAGCCTGCGACCGGAACCCGGATACCAAAGCCCTGGGCCTGCCTGCTGCAATCTGTACAGAGCTTGCCCGGCTTACCACGCTGGAGCTGGAAATCAACGTCCAGGGCAGCCAGCGCGCGGACTGGATCAACCGCAAAATGCAAAAGGTCATGAGCCCCCGCAGGCGCAGAATCCTGTCCGTGGCCCTGGCCCTGGGCAGCGGCGCCTGGAAGCCCTACCAGGCCGGAAACGACATCGGGGTGAGCTTTGTAAGTGCCGACAGCATCTACCCGATCAGCACCAACACCGACGGCGAGCTGACGGAAGTGGTATTCGTCAACCGCATTCAGGATAGCAAGAACGTGTACAACCGCCTGGAGTGGATGCACGTCCTGCTCGGCCCGGAGGACTACCACGACAAGGAGCGCGACATCCTGGAAGCCCGCGACGTTGCGGCTGCGGCAGAATACCCCTGTGTACAGGTTATCAACCTGGCTTTTATGGGAAGCACCCACAACGAGCTGGGCACCGCCATCGGGCTGGATGCCCGTCCAGAGTGGAAAGACGTAGAACCCATCGCCTACCTGCCCGGGCTGGATAAAGTGCCCTGCGGTTATTTCGTCACACCCATTGTCAATACAGTGGATCCCAACAATGAGCTGGGCGCGGCCATTTTTGCGCCAGGCATCCCGGAGATTATCGATGCCGACGTCCAGTTCACTCGCCTGGATTGGGAATACGAGGGCGGCGAACTTGGTGTAGACGTTGATGAAAACTACCTCGTCCCCATCGGCGAAAACGGTGCCCCTATCTCCGACGAAGAAAGCCTGCGCCGCTTTGGCGTTCCCGCCCAGGCGCTCAACAAACGCGCTCCGGAACATGCCCAGCGTTTGTTCCGCGGCATGAACATCAACACGGGCATTGCAGACGGCGGAACCTTTTACCAGATTTTCGCCCCCAGCCTGCGCGATGGCAACTATCTGAGTGGCCTGAACCAGTATCTGCGGCATGTTGAGAGTAAATGCGGCTTGAGCTTCGGCGTTCTCTCCCAAGTCGCCGAGACCGAAAAGACCGCAACCGAAATCATCAGCAGCCGCCAAAAGCTGTACGCGACCGTCAGCGATATTCAGGCCGCGCTGGAGGACGCACTGCGTGGGTTGATTGCCGCCCTTGACTTCTGGGCAGATCAGCTGGATACCGTGCCTGCCGGAGCAGGTGCGCCTGAAATTTCTTTCAAGTGGGACGATTCCATCATCATCGATCGGCAGACCGAAATGGTGCAGTGGCAGTCAGAGCTCCAGCTCGGCCTGCGCAGCAAGGTAGAATACCGCCAGCATTTCTATGGCGAGGATGAAGCCACTGCGCAGCAGGCCATTGCCGCCATTCAGCAGGAATCCATGGCGACCGACATTTTACAGGGGGTGCTTACCAATGGCAGCAGCCAAAACGACCAAAAATCCAGCTCCGGCAAAAAGAGCAGCGGAAAAGCTCGATGAGCTCCGACTGAATGCGGGGGTTGCCCGCAGCATGACCGCCTGGGGCCGCTATGAGGGCGCGTGCGACGCTCTACGTTGGTTAGGGTATAAGATTACCATCGAGGGCGGCAAGCACCGTGTGGAGCCTTGCTGAGGCCAGAGCAGGTCGAGGATTACGCCCAGCGGTGCGCGGCAGCGTTTGACGACCTGGAGCTGGGCATCCTCCTGGACATAGCACGCCGAATTGCCAATGCCAACTACATGACCGAGGGGGCCCAGTGGCAGGCCGAGCGAGCACAG